AGCTCGTGCGCTGTATTTTTATACCAGCCAACAAAGTCTTCATTAGAACCTTCAGGAACTTCCATTTCATAATTGTCTGGGCCTTCTGGTCTTCCAAGTTTTTCGTAAACCTGATTCCAATCGTCAGGACTCGAATGCTGCGAGGGAATGGCTATCTTGTCCCTGCCAATCATTGACTGCGCATTCACAAAACTTTTTGCAAGATTCGGAACATCGTTAATGGAAGTCAATGCCGAGTGATCCCGAAGATCTTCTGGTAGCATGCTTCTCCAATCGGATGTTTCACCTACAGACGGGGCTACCGCTTGTGCGACCTCCGCTACCTGTTCATCTGCCATTTGTCTACTCTCCTTCTAGCTGGTTAGGCTCCTCGGTAATTAGTTTCATAATGTAAAGGACAACGCTGCGCTGCCCTTCCCTGTAAGATGTTTCGTGTGGCTCGATAGAAAAGTTTGGCGAATAGAAACCATAATTTTTCTTCAGCTGCTCCAGCAAAATCTCGCCGGAATCACTGGTAAAAATTTCCTTGGCTGCATCAACCAAACGCTCGCGCTGCGCAAGAAATTCTGTCTCATCTGTCAACCTAGGCCACCGTCATTCTGTAAGACCTTCGCCATTGGCGCAGCTGCACCCATAGCCTCACTCATCTGTGAAACCTCTGCCATTTCCTGTTGCTGCTGTTGCTGCATCTGGGCGTTCTCTCGATCCTCGGCAACCTGTCCTTCACCCTTGGTGATGGTTGCAGGGATCGCCAGTGTTTTAAGTATATGACGGATTAAACCATCAAAATCAAAGTGATCGAAGATCCCTGCATTGATACTAGCCAACGGACTAAGCAGCTCGAACATCTGCATGATCGACTGTATGTCTGATCTGCGCTGCGCTTTTGCAATTGGCGAAACATATTCAACATCAACATCACCGCCACTAAGTTGCTCTGGAGGCTCGGCAAACAGGCCACGGCGCGATAAAATATTGTAAACCCTGTTTGTCATGGGGTTAAGCAGCTCGGCTGTCAGCCTTCCCAGTAACGGGCTCAAGATCCGCATCTTCTCTTCTGTCAATGCCAGAACTTCGGTTGCTGTCTTCTGAGGCCCCTGCGCCATCATCAGCTGGTCAACATAGAAGCAGCTGCGGATATGGTTGCGCCGCTGCTCCTCGATGTTTAGGCCAAGCGGGTTCTGAGCACCGATATTAAGAGGCTCGATCCGATCCCGTGTACCAGCCCGATAAAAGTTCAGGCCAGATGGCTTGGTGCGAACCGGCAACATAAAGCCATCGTCAGGAACCATCAAAGGTGGATCAACCTGCTTCTGCGCAGCCTTGATTGTTGTCTCGCTCATGGCGTTTAGCATTTTAACGTCAGGCAATGCCACCATTGCTACGGATCTGCCATAACTCAGCTCATGGGATGCCTTGAACATCCTCGGGCATACATACGGAAACTCGTCAAAGCCGGACTCCCGCAAGATTGTCTTGCTGTCAGGATCTACATAACAACTCTTAAAAGGTTTGTTGACTGCATCCTTCTTGCCATACTGGATCATGCTGTCATCACGCGGCATCACAGCATGTACAACCTCGACTTCCTTATATGGATCTTTCTCGAGCTCACCCAGACGCTTTTCGCTTAGTGATTCTTTGCCAAACTTTTTCGCCATTGCACGAAGCGACATCTTAAACCGGCGAAAGACAGTGTCCACCCGCCCAAAATCATCCTCGGAAAGGTAACACTCGGAAATATGTCGAGTAGAAAAACGTATATCACCTTCAACATCCTCTATAAACATTACAGCTGTGCCAAAGGTTACAAGATCATGGTACAGCTCGTGGATTTGCTCGGCAAAGTTGGATCGCTGGTATGCCTTGTACATGACATCGACCTGACCCTCGAGGTACTCTTTTGCCTCGTCTTCCATATTAAGATCATCGTCACGATACTGAAGATCAAACCATCTGGAGCTGGGATTGGTCAGCATGCCATGTAGACTAGCCGACAACAACTCAGCTGCATGGATCGCTGTCGCATCAAAAATCTTTTCCATGCGCTTGTCGCCAGCTGTGCGGCTGGTTGTAACGTCAGCTTTGCGCGGAATTATATAGTCACCAATTTCTTGCCAGTGGTTCTCCCAAGTCTTGCGGTAGTTCTCGAGATGCGAGAGCTGATTGAGTAACCCTATGGCTTGCTGGTCTGGCTCATTCATACTATTGACCTAGCAAAGTTTTTTTAGCGGTGGGCTCCTGACCCATCACTGTTGCCGGTATCTTCTGGCGGCTTACGCCACGGCGCACTTTCTTTTTCGCGCCTGATTCTTTTGTGTCGCCAACATTAACCACACTAGCTGGTCGTACAGCTGCCTTGGGCTGCACAGCTGGAGCTGATGCCACTGTAGGAGCCGGACTAAAAAAACTACCCATATCAATATTCCTTCGCTGAACCGAGCAGGGACATAGCCGAAGTCTCAGGCTCAACTGTCAAACCAGTTGCAGAAGTCATCAGCGTAGATGAACTACCCTTACGCCGCTTTATATTGGCCCTGAGATCATCTTCAACCTTGGTATCCGGCGCATCGATAGGAGCAGCCGGTGGAACCGGCGGTATAGCTGGCATAGGCGGTGGGCTCATTTTCGGAGCTAGAAAACTCATGATATATTTACCTCAAATGGATTATACGAACTATCCGCAAAGGCTTGCGGTGGCGCAGTGACATCACGCATCTCATGAATTGCTGTCGCCATATATCGGGCTGCGTCAGCAGAATGCGAACTGAAATCATGCACCGGCTTGTTTTTAAATACTCTGGACTTCTCGTCATAAGCACGATGGTAGTGCTTGAGATTTGCAAGCAATGACCTGCATTTTACACGATCAAAAACACATCTTGGCAACATCATGCGACAGGCATGGATACCATCCTCGACCGGCATCCTAGGCACTATCCTGAACCTGATACCAAGCTCATAGGCATGGTCAACGCGCCTCTGGCCTGTGTTGTACTCAGTCACCGTCAAGTCATGAGGCCCGTAATGCTCGCCAAAATTGTAACCAGTTTCTTCCAGCAATCGCCGGTAGTGCGGCAAACCATGCCCCCGATCCTCGATATGATCAATAACGTGGATCTGCCCACCCTTTCCTATCTGCGCCATGATGATCGAAGTATAATCATGGACACCTATGTCCCAATATGTGTTTACCAGCTGGTGCGGATTATGTGGAACGTCCGTAATACGATCCTCATCTTCCAGCTTTCCGATTTCCTTGCCGTAGATCGAGCCGGAAACAGATGAGCTCCAGCTGCACAAAAATTCCTGATTGTACTGCTCCTCAGTCATGGAACTGCGAGCAGCTGCCAGCTCTTCCTCGTCCAAAATGCCGGTTACATCTGCCTTGTACATGTGACGGTTCCAACCCTTGGTCGTTGCCGCCGCTTCCCATAAATCATAAAAATAGTTCATTGTGCCATAGGGTGTTCCTATAAACACACAAGATCCCTTTCTATCCGAAAGAGCTGGCCTGATAACTTCAGGAAATAAACTCTGTGGACATTGCGCAACTTCGTCTATAGCGCAATGATCAAGATATATTCCCCTGAGGCTCGAAGGATTTTCAGCTCCGAGCAGGGTTATTCTCGACCCGTTAGGCAGATCACACCTTAATTCTGTCTCGTGGTATTTCGTATTTGGTATCTTGGCTGCAAAGGTTTTCAGATAATCCCATGCAATATTTTTCGACTGTTTGTAACTAGGCGATATATACGCGCCGCGCCATTTTTGCTTGTCTGTCAAAATGGCTGCGCGCAATAAATGATTAATAACGCAAACGGATTTTCCAAACCGCCGGTGTATTGCAAAAACATTAAAACGATGCGCATCGAGCATTTTATGCAACTCAAGCTGCAAGGGTCGAGGCGTGTACGGTATCTCGATTTCTGTAATTTTTTTCTTGGCAGAGGAAGCCACAGTGCCTCACTTTCTCACCTATAACGTATATAGAATCCGCGCCCGATCTCTTGGGGGGTGGGGGGGCCTCTTTTTCAAAAACAGCGCGTGTGACCGTAGAATTAGGTTGTTAACCTGAGGGTCGCAGCAATTAAATCAATTAGTTAGCTATCGATTACCGCAGAATTACCGCAACACCTGATCATAATACGTTGCGATTAATTATTAATTGCATCCTTCGCGCTCGCGAGCTATGACAAGTTATCTCATCATCACCCGTTCATTCGCCAAGATCATCAGCTTCGATCAACGGGCCAACAGACTGGGGCAATGTGTTACCTCCACCCCAACGGATAACTATCTCACCAGCTCCACCTTCATGCTGATCTTCGCGTCTATCTCTTAATCCCAATGGTTGCAGCTGTCGTACCAACTTGTCTTTGTAATCAGCCTCAAGCCTTCGCCTTCCAACTTCAGCCTGTGCCATCTTAGGATCAGGCGGCAACGGTGCAGTTACAAGATCAACGATCTGATCTCGCAGCAGTTCAGCTTGCAATGCTCGAGCCTTTCGATATTCGTAATAAGCATCGTCACTGTCTTGAACGTATCGCAAAACAGTTCGATAGCTTGGCAAATGCTCAGTGTGATTACAAATCTTTGTCAGGCTTTCACCATCAGCTAAACGCCTTAAGATTTCTTCAAACTGCTTTTTGTTTAGCCGTGGGGCTTTCGCCATTACTTACCCTTTTTCTTTTTAGGGAAACCAGCCTTCATTGATGAATAACTTTTAGATGAGATCGTAGACTTTGACTTTGGCCTTGATGTACCGGCTGCTCGCCGTTTGTTTATGTTTGCGTAAAGCCCAGCTCGTTTTGCCATCTTGTCCTCTAAAAAAAAAGACACTTCGGAATCAAAAAACAAAGACGCCGAAGTGCCTTGAAAGTAGTTTCACACGAGGGAGTACCTCGAAGTCATAAAAACCCAAGGTAACTAATTGTTACCCTTTTTCGTCAACTTGGTAAACGTAAGAGTTTTGTACCAGATCTCTAACATGGCTCGATTGAACTGACGCTTCGCTGTAGCCTGATGTATTCCAAACATCGATCCAATCTTTTTCCAATGTGGCCCACGTTGTCGCCTCACTGCACTGTGCGCAGATGCCCACACCAATTTTCGGTCATACTCGCCCA